TTTGATATACCTGCTGAATTTAATATGAAATATATGTATTATGGCAAAGAAAACAAATACATACATCCAGCATTAACACTTGGTTTAGAAAGTATTGATATAACTTATGGTGGTGAAAAGTTTGCTACATTTAGAGGTGATGAAAGAGGTGCTCAACCTATTAGAACTGATATGACTTTAACTTTTAGAGAACTAGAATACGCTGATAGACATACAATGAGAAATCATTTTAATGGTAGTAAAATTAGTGGTGTTGGTAGAGATCCAGACGTAGGAAGTAATAGAGAAAATGCTATAGGTAGTGGAAACACATTTGGATTAGGAGAAATGGACGGACCATAATGCAATACTTTGAAACATTTCCAAAACTTGTCTATGATGTAGAAGGCACAGGTAATTATAAACTTGTAACTGATATATTAAGACGATTTAAGGTAAGACAAGGTCTTATTAACAACACCGTTTTATTTGATAAGTATGATGTTAAGTTAGGTGAAACACCTGAAATGGTATCACAAAGATTTTATAATTCACCTTATTATCATTGGGTGATATTATCAGTAAACAATATTAAAGACAGATTTTATGATTGGCCATTAGACGCACAACAGTTTGAAGCATATGTAAATGGCAAATATACAAATCCAAATGGTGTTCATCACTACGAAATAACACAAACAAGTGGACCAACAAACAGTTTAGACAACACACACGTTATAGAAGTTAACAGCACAACATCTGGTGCTCAAGCAGTTTCAAATTACGAATATGAACAAAGATTACAAGATAAAAAAAGATTAATTAAAGTTTTATCTGTACAATACTTGTCAGAATTTATAGATGAATTTAAAAAGGTAATACAAAGATAATGATATGGCGACTAATACAAAAATCTATTCAGACAACAATTTAGTCCAACAGGACGATTTTCGTATCACCGATGTGTACATTTACAATTACAAAGGTGACAAGGTACTTGTACCTGATATGTTAGATATTAACATATATGAATCCATTTACAATTCAACACTTTCAGGAAGCATTTCATTTATAGACATAGACTCAATTGTAGAACGATTGCCAGTTATAGGTAAAGAGTTTATAGAATTTAAAATTAGAACACCTGTAAAATACAATGGTGAATATGGTGGTGAAATTAATGCTGTCAAACACAAGTTTTTTGTTTACAAAGTATCAGTTAAAGAACAAGTTTCATTTAGAAATCAAGTTGTGTCATTAGAATTTTGTTCACCTGAATTAATAAGAAACAGCCGTGTACGAATATCAAAAGCGTATGAAGGTTCATATGACGAAGCAGTAAAAGACATTTTTGAGTCAGAAAAAATACTTAATAGTAAGAAACCTTTGTTTATTGAAAAGACAAGATTAAATCAAAAGGTAGTCATACCTAATTTAAGACCAATTGATACAATTAATATGTTTGCCTCTCGTGCTGTATCTACCGTATCAAATAGTGCTTCGTTTTTCTTTTTTGAAACAACACAAGGTTTTCATTTTCGTTCTTTAGACTCAATGTTTAGAGATTTAAAAACAGGTGTATCTCCATCAGCACCAATGTTTAGATATAGTTTAGAAACATCAGGTCAACCTAATCCAGATGTACCAACAAGAAGTCCTTACAAAGATTTACAACGAGTTTATACTCACTCGTTTAAAGACAATACCGACACTATACAAGACAACATGAAAGGCACCTATGCAAGTAAATTAGTAACTCATAATCTGTTTGATAAGACCTTTACAACAAAAGAGTTTAATTATCTAAAAGACTATTTTTCATTACCACATTTAGAACAGGATACTTCATTATCAGACTTTCCTTTAAAGTATTCAATAATACCTGAAAATCCTGCTGATCCTACAGATGAAAACACAAATAAAGAGGGTCGCTATAGTGTCTATTCCGACTATACAGACGGAAAACTGATGGTTATGTCAAATACATCAAAGATACACAATACCAACCTAGACAACGGCTATCATGTAGAAAACACGTTACAGACAAGAAAACATACATTAAACATATTAAAGGCGTTAACCCTTACCATGACCACACCTGGTAATACACACATAAACGCAGGTCAAGTTGTATATGTAACTGTACCCTCATATGCAAGTGAAGCATACGAAAAAGCAAATAAACAATTTAATAGATTTTTAACAGGCCGATACCTAGTAACCGATGTAAGACATAATATAGACTTTGGTGAAGAAAAACACAAAACATCATTAACACTTAGCAAAGAAACATACGCTTATCCTCTTGCTTCTAACTCTGCTTTACCAGATATAGAATACGAAGACGAAAAAACTATAATAGACGTAGCAACAGGTTCAGAGTATGCTTAAAGATATTGTAAGTTTTCTTTGCGAGATTGAAAAATTTTTCCAGAACAACCTTATAGCGGCCATAAGAAAGGTCTCAATAGAGCAAATGTACAAAGAATGTAAGAATAGACCTAAGAATTATATAATCTAACAGCAGCAAAGACAATTTGAACAAATATGATAGAACAAACACTCAAAAAGTCAATGAAACAAAGAGATACTAATAGATGGCCTAGATTAGTGCTACGCACCGCGGTCGCCTACGCAGATAGGATAAATAGTTAAAAAAGCATTAGCTTGAGAGGATTAAATATGGTCATTTATGGGAATTTTTTATGAGTTACAATAACTTTTTAGGACAAGACGGTTTCATTTGGTTTGTAGGTGTTGTAGAGGACAGACAAGACCCTACTTACACAGGCCGTGTTCGAGTAAGATGTCTAGGCTATCACACAGACAATAAGATAGATTTGCCTACTTCAGATTTGCCTTGGGCCAGTCCTTTATTACCTATTACTTCATCAGGCATATCTGGTATAGGCCATTCACCAACAGGCCTACTTGAAGGGTCGTGGGTGTTTGGTTTCTTTAGGGATTCGCAGTACGCTCAAGAACCTGTAATCATGGGAAGTTTGCCTGGTCACCCATCAGAAATTGCAGATACACGAAAAGGTTTCTATGATCCTAATGGAGTTTATCCTCGTTACATCAATGAGCCTGATACCAATAGACTGGCCGTCAATGATGAAAACAATCCTCATCTTGGCCTTGAGTTAAGAAAAGCATCTCGTATTACAGGACTTCCTACAGCAGACTTTGACGCAACAACGGCCGCAGATGGATCAAGTATAAGTGCAAGTGATACAGACACTTGGGCACAACCAGAGATTGCCTATAATGCAGTTTATCCTTACAATCATGTAACCGAAACAGAAAGCGGCCATGTCCTAGAATTTGACGATACATCAACCGCAGAAAGAATATATCTTGCTCACAAAACAGGAACCTCTACTGAATACAATCCCAATGGCGACCTAGTCAATATCATAAAGGGAACACAATATACATTAACCTCAAATGATAACAAGGTTCACATAGACGGCCTATCAGACATTACTATAGGCGGCCGTCATAAGATATACATAAACGCAGATGGACAAACTAATAATAACTATGATATACAAGTCGGTCCTAATGCAAATGTCAATATACAAGTAGATACAGGTGATATAAACCTTATTACTAAACAAGGTAAAGTCAACGTTAATAGTGGTGGGGATTACAACCTTAAAGTTAAAGGAAATATGAGAGTGGCCGTAGAAGGTAATATATTAGAAACAGTAGAAGGCACAAAGACTTCTAATACATCAGGTGCAGTTATTCATAGAGGTGCAACAATTGACCTTAATCCATAGGCCTTGACTATTAAGACTAGGCTGGGCTTCTAATCTATAAAAGTAGTAAGTAACATATGAATATATCGAACAAGGCCCTATCTGAGCAGCAAACCCATTCACTACTGTATAGACAAATTTTTTTCGTGCTATTTTTTCTACTACAAGTCGGCTGTGTCAAAGTGTCGGTTGGATGTGATATAGACAATATAGACATAGATAACAAACGAGCCGCGTTAGAGAAATGCAAAGAAAATCCTAACGTTACAGTTAAGGGTGAGTTTTAGTGAGGATTAGATTTATTATACATAGTTATGTTGAGTCCCAGAGGAAAGGTGCTAGAGTAGCAAATATTACATATGTTAAAACTTACAGATAAAGCAATATCAAGGTTATCGTTTCTTTCAGCGAC